GGCTAAAGAAGAAGCCGAGGCACAGGCTAAGGCAGCAGCAAAGCAAGCAGCACAAGACAAACTCAAGGCTCTTGGATTATCAGACCTTGAAGTTGCAGCACTCGTCGGCGCTTAAATAATCTTAAAGGAGTAGGTCTTGGCCCCATATGGCGATGACATCACCGAAGGCATACCGTATGTATTGTCGAACCCATCAGGTTCAACCACTTACTCAGCGACCGGTGAAGCATACGATATAGCAATCAATGGTCTGCCGTTCTTCTTAAACTCAGGAGACGATACACCATACCGCCGTGTCACAGCTCAGTACCGCAAGCAACAGATTGACCAGTCTAGAGAACCTGGCGAGCAGACTCTTACCGGTTGGTGGCTACGGTCTCAGTCATCCTTCCATCTGGGAATGGGTATCAAATACTTTGAACCTGCGCAAGATGAGAGCTTAAGATTCCAGTACACAGAATCAAAGGGAGTTAACGTCTGGGAGAAGGGTCAAGTAACGCTCATCAACGATGTTGACTCAGGACATATAACAACCTCAGCGCTACAAGCTAATGGCAAGCCTGGTCAGTACCTACGCTCTATCGAATGGACCAAGAGTGGTAATACCTACGGTGGTTGCTTGATGCTTGACGGGTTTGACATTGACAAGGTTTACCCAACGATTACAGCAACGGTTACTAACAAAGAACTAACCTCTAACGTAGCTACACTTACCACCGCCGACCCTCACGGTATGGCTGTAGGTATGGAGATTGAAGTAACTGGAGTAGACGCTACATTTAACGGTACCTATGAGATTACTGTAGTTGGCTCAACTACTACGCTTTCCTATGCCAAGACTGCAGCAGATGTAATTTCAACTGCAGCAACTGGAACAATTACCAGCAATATAACCCACTTCCAGGACTATGCCTCAGTAGGTGCATACAGAATCTATGCCTACTGTGATGATGGTGTCTATGCCTACTGGATAGCACTTATCGATGATAGCGGTACCGATAAGACTGCTTTATATAAGAAGTTACTCAATGATGATGACACCGTATCTCCGACGGAAATGCTTAAGACTTCATCTATTGTAGTTACCAATGCTCATATGGAATTTACCAAAGAGCGTATCGTTGCTTGTATCAATAACAAAGTATATGAAATTTCAACTACCGCCTCAGCCCTACCTTCGGCTGCCTATACCCACCCAGTAGATGACTTTACTTACACCAGCATTACCTCATCGGGCGCTGCTATCTATGTAGCTGGATACTCTGGGTCTCAGTCCAATATTCAAAAGTTTACGCTTACTACTGCTGGCGCTATGCCTACATTAACCAGTGCTATTACTGCCGCCGAGATGCCTAGCGGTGAACTTATCTACCGTATCTATTATTACTTAGGCTATATGCTTATCGGTACCAACAAGGGTGTACGAGTAGCAGCAGTATCTGATGATGGCTCACTAGCCTATGGCCCGTTGTTATTTGAATCAGAGCAACCAGTCTATGACTTTGCTGCAAGAGACCGTTATGTATGGTGCGCTACTAACGTAGATGGATTTCCTGGAACTACCCGCATTGACCTAGGTACACAGATAGGTCAGCTTATCTTTCCTTATGCCTGGGATACTTACTACAACGGTACAACAAATCGACTTACAACTGCTTGTGCTTTTATCAATGGAACTAACCGTATAGCATTTACAACCAACTACACCAGCTCTAATGGTAGCGTCTATATTGAAACCGATGAAGATAATAACGGCAGGCTAGTAGCAGAAGGCTACCTTCAGACTGGTTACATCCGCTATAACACTACAGAGAATAAGTTGTTCAAGGTTCTCTTTCCTCGCTTTGAGTCTGCCAATGGTGGACTATCTATCCAATCTATTGATTCCTTTGACAATGAATACAACCTTGGAACCTTTGCTCAAGAAGCAATTATCCAAGAAGTTAACACTCAGTATCCAGTAGGACCGCAGGAGTATGTGGGCTACAAGTTCACAATGACCCGCAGTACTACTGACGATTCAAAAGGACCGCTACTAACTGGCTATCAGCTCAAGGCTTTGCCAGCAGTACCGCGTCAGAGATTGATTCAATATCCGCTGCTCTGCTTTGATAGAGAGTCGGATAAGTTCGGTGTAATGGTTGGCTACGAGGGCCGTGCTTGGGACCGTATGCAACAACTAGAAGCCGTAGAAAACGCAGGCGACTCCATCCGTATAGAGGACTTCCGAACAGGTGAGTCCTATATAGGCCTGATAGAAGAGATGGATTTCATCAACCGTACACCTACTGACAAGAGATTCTCCGGGTTTGGAGGAATACTCATAGTCACTATTAGAAGCGTATAGGAGCCACAATGACCCCTATTGATTGGGCAGGCATAGCCGTAGCCATAGTCACCCTTGTAACAGCCTTTGCAGGCCTCGTAAGATGGCTTGTAAAGCATTATCTAGTAGAGCTTAAGCCCAATGGTGGGTCATCGCTTAAGGATAAAGTCAACGCTTTAGAGCAAAAGGTCGACATATTGACAGACATTGTACAGGCAGCAATAAGGAGATGAATGAAACCGAAGGTAGCGAAAGTAGCAAGTCCTGCTGCCATTGCTGTGCTACGCCAAGCGACAGCGTTGTGGCCCAAGCGCAAGAAAGCGTCCGACGGATTATTGCCTTCATCGGCACATCTCAAGCAGAATCCCAGCAGCGACCACAACACCGGCCTTGCTGTTGATTTAACCCACGACCCGAAGAATGGGGTGGACTGTGCGGAACTATTTGAAAAACTTAAAGAAGACCCAAGGGTTAAGTATCTTATCTTTAACAAGAAGATTTGGTCTAGGGATAAGCATAAGTCTGGCAATCGTCCTTACAGTGGGAGCAATCCTCACACTAAGCATCTACATATTTCTATTGAACCTGATATGGCTGGTGACACTAGCCCTTGGTTCTGGTGGATGAATCAACCTAGCCTTACAAACCAGGTGGTTGCAAAGCTGCAGCCCAAGCGTAGGAAGAAGATAGCTAAGGATGCTATCCTTACACCTACTAAGCAGGAAGTGGTATGCACCTGTTGCAAACTACATACCTGGTCTGTGAGTATCGAAAGAAAGGCAATCTAATGGAGAAGCTAAAGCAAGTATCTCTGACCTGGTTCCGTGCAGCAGCAGCCGCTGCCATTGCACTATACCTAGCAGGAGAGACTGACCTGAAGGTTCTAGGAACTGCAGCATTGGCAGGATTCCTCGGTCCAGTCCTTAAGTGGCTAGACCCATCTGCGCCAGAGTTTGGTCGCAAGAAGTAATAGTTCAGTAGCGCGAGGCAAGGCCCCCGGGAAACCGGGGGTTCTTTTTTTATTGCTCAAATTCAGGTTTATCTATGGGGCAGGGTGCCTTCAGCAGATTGCCACAGTTAGCGCATTGAACATCTAGGGCATACCAGCAGATTTCATAATCCTCAAACTGGACATAGGTATTAAATACCGTACATCCGCAGGTACAGGAATGAGTTGGACCTATGCTTCGCAGGTCAGCAGCTACTATTGGTGGTAGGCTATTCTTTCGCAGCCTTGGTAGACGGAGCCACATTGCTCGGCACGGCTCCTTCCTGTAGGTCAGTCGCCTCTCGGCTTCCGCCTCGGCCCCGTAAGGGGCCGTCTGTAATTCGCCTTCGGCTCATATTGTAGTAACCGCTGGTGTGTCGCTAGCCGCGACACGCCGTAGAGGAGGTAAGATTTTCTTGTGACTACCCTCATCGGAATTCAATTAGAGGACCGCTGTGTATTAGCTGCAGATAGTCAGATAACCGAAGATAACCAGAGGACTGTTGCTACCGCAACACCGAAGATAATCTCCGTTGGTAAGTATCTGCTGGGAATCACAGGTGATTCTAGACCTGGTGACATACTTGCCTATAACTGGACTCCGCCGAGTTACAAAGGTGCAAACCCGATTCAATGGATGGGAAAGAAAGTACTGCCGTCCATACTCACGGCGTTTAAGGAGAATAACTATGACCCATTTGAAGCAACTAAAGACAAGGACGCTGGATTTGATTACCTCGTCGCTTTCAACGGTAACCTCTTTCATATCGCGGTTGACCTATCGTTTATTCAATCTGATTACGGGGCCTACGGTCTTGGGTCGGGTGGTAGCTTCGGTCTTGGCTATATCTATGGGTTGTCTGCTTCTTATCTTCGTAGACAGCCTGAGCGACACGCCCGTCGCGCCGTAGAGATTGCGTCAGTACTTGACGTAAATACCTGCCCTCCAATACAGTTAGTTGTCCAACACAAGGAGTATTGATGCAAAGGGATTTTGGCAGATACAGTGTCCACATAAACAGGCACTACCTAAGTAACTTCGCTCTTGGCTTTGATTACTACAAGCTAATGGAACACAAGACAAACATTCACGAAGCATCAGTCTTACAGTTGAACTTTCTGTTCTTCAACATTACATTTACTAGGTGGGCAAGATGGATATAAAAGATTTATTAGTTAAGGCTTTACACGAAAAAGAGAACGCTAGACCGCGTAGTACACAGGTACAAATCGGTCCATCAGAATTGGGTGGGTGCCGCCGTAAGGTTTGGTATCGACTCAATAACCAGCCCGAGACGAACGACGCAGAACTAAAGCTCGCTTCCATTATGGGAACGGCTATACACTCTGCCATCGAGTCAGCTCTCGCTGGTAACAACTCAATACTACTTGAAAGTACCGTTGAATATAACGGTATGAAAGCACACGTTGACGCATTCCTGCCGGACACAGGGGACGTCATAGATTGGAAGACAGTAAAGGCTAAGAACCTTTCCTACTTCCCAAGCCAGCAGCAACGTTGGCAAGTACAGGTATACGGCTACCTGATTGATAAGTCTGGGGTGGGGAAGCCCAGGACTGTCAATTTGGTAGCTATACCAAGAGACGGTGATGAGCGAGACATCAAAGTTCACTCTGAACCATACGATGAGAAGATAGCATTGGAAGCCTTAGACTGGCTTGCTGCTATTAAAGAGTCTGCTGAAGCACCAGCACCCGAGCGCGATGAGAGTTACTGCAAGTTCTATTGCAAGTACTACGATTCAACAGGCGAGATGGGATGCGTTGGTCTAAAAAAAGAACGTACAAAAACTGAATTACCTATCATTGATAACCCTGATGCAGATACAACTGCTATGGAATATCTACAGCTCGACAACCAGATTAAGGAACTGACCGAACGAAAGGAAGCATTGAGAGATGGTCTTTCTGGATTACTTGGCGTAACTAAATCTGGTTTCGAGATTAAATGGACTGCGGTCCAAAACAATACCGTCGATAAAGAAGCGGTGGAGAAAGCACTAGGCTTCGTACCGACTAAGCAGGGCAAGGAAAGCGCAAGGCTTTCCGTTAAACATACTGGAGGAAACTAATGGCTGCACCAGAATCAACTAAGTTCCAGGTGAATTTCAAATCACCCGATGGAACTCTTATCAATCTTTACGCTACAAACAAGGAGGAACTAGAAGCGTTGTTAACAGCAGCGCAGGACTTTTCCACCCTTATTGCAAGCGTTAGCCAATCTTTCGGAGGCGCTGCTCCGGCTGCGCCCGTTCGTACTAATAGCGCACCAAGTGCGGCAGTAGCTTCACCAGCAGATGGTCACGTATGTAAGCACGGACCTATGCCATTTAGAGAAGGTGTGAGCGCGAAAGGACCTTGGAAGGGTTATATGTGTGCTGCTCCAAAGGGAGCAACGGACAAGTGTCCAACAATCTGGGTCAGGTAATGCGATGCGTGAGCCGCGTAACTACGAGGCTCCGCTATGTGCAGAAGTCGGGGGAGACCTCTGGTTCCCAGAACACGGTGGAAGTATTCCAGATATACAGCGAGCAAAAAGTATTTGTGAACGTTGTAATCACCGACTCGAATGCGCCGAATGGGGCATTAACTATGAACGACACGGTATCTGGGGTGGACTTAGCGCCTCTCAGAGAGAAGTCATAAGGACAAAAAGAAGAATAAGATTACCAAGGGAGGGTAGAAGTGCTTAAGTTGTCACGCGCTTGGAGTAGCGTAACAACAAAGGCAACACCTTTGCCCGATGTATGGAAGGACCTAAGCAAAAAACAGATTAAGTTCCGGCGGGGTCAAGTGTGTATGGTTGCCGCTGCACCAAACGCTGGAAAGTCTATGTTCGCTTTGGTCTATGCCATCAGAGCTAAGGTTCCTACCCTTTTCTTTTCTGCAGATACAGATACTGCAACGGTAATGATAAGAGTAGCCTCAGCGCTGTCAGGTCACGGACAGGTCAGCGTTGAGACTAATCTGCAAAGCAATCCTCGTCACTACGATAGATACCTACAGGATATGTCTCATATCCAATGGGTCTTTGATTCATCACCATCACTAGATGATATTGAGTTAGAGATTAAGGCCTATGTAGAAGTCTTCGGTATAGCACCGGAACTTATAGTCATAGATAACCTGATGAATGTTGTAGCAGAACACGATAACGAATGGGCTGGGCTTCGTCAGATAATGATGGAGCTTCACGATATGGCTCGGAAAACCCAAGCCTGCGTAATGGTATTGCATCACGTATCAGAACAAGGTGAGTATGGAGATACCACCACACCACCTGCAAGACGAGCCATTCACGGGAAAATTTCGCAACTCCCGAGTCTGATACTAACTCTTGGCTATTCACCACTAGAAGGAACGCTACGCGTTGCTCCGGTGAAGAATCGCTTTGGTCCTATGTATGCCAATGCTGACCAGCACGTTGCATTATTTGTCGACTATGCAACTTGCCGGATAGAGAATGCAGATGAGACAGGCCGTATGGTTCGTCGAGGAAATGCGGAGGTAAGATATTGAACACGAACTTAGTAATCATTCCAGCAAGAGGCAGACCTGATAAGGCAGAGACTGCATTTGCTGCGCTAAAAGAACTCAGCAAGATTTCTGATTTTATGATTGGCCTTGACGATGATGATGCTCAGAACTATCCAAAGATAGATGGAGTCATCAGAGAAGTAAACCCAAGGCT